ATTTGTAATCAATTTGTCTCATAGTTTACCTGCAAAGTTAGCAACAGCCGGCATATCGCCAGTAAATGCATAACTACCAACGTGTTGTGTTTTCATCCAAGGACATAAGTAGATTTCGCCGCCAATCTTACGCCACATTTGGCAGAACATATAATCTTCACTTAGATAACGATCTGTTCCACCATCTGTGATACTACCTTTGGAGTCAATTACAGTATCAAAGTATGCATGAATATACCGACTACCATCAAAGTTGGATTGACCAACATGGTCAGGCTTATAGTGAATCATTGGATAAGAACTTTGCATTTTATCAAACACATGACGTTTGATCATCATGTATCCAGTTCCAATTTCCATAACTTGAAGAGGCTCTGTTACAGAAAATTGTTTGGTGCCTTTTACAACATTAAAGACATATTCACCAACTAACTTTTCAAGTTCTTTTGGCTCTAGGTCAGGATGTTTACGAGCAACGTCAACAACATTTCGCCAGTTAATTGCTTTCTTTGGATAAGGACCACCAATTACATCTTTATCAAGTGCCATAAGAGCAAGAACATCTTTTGCATTAAAGTGAATGTCAGAATCAATAAAAAGCATATGTGTGTAATCAGTACGCAAAAATTCATCGACAAGATAATTACGAGCACGAGTAATTAGTGATTCATTAAACAAAAACGAAAACTTGGTTTCGATTGTGTATTTGGTCATCATAGATTGTAAGTCAAGACAAGATTTAACATAAAGACCATGTGCCATACCACCATACATGGGTGTGGCGATAAACAATTTATTTTTTCTCAATTCATCAAGTTTGACTTGTATTTCCATAATGCACCCATAAGATAAAAAAAAGGAGAGATACAAATATATATCTCTCCTAAGCCAAAAGGTATTTAACGATTAGGCAAAAGCACGCTCACCTTGCGAACGAATGGCTTGGATGCCAGCAGCAACCATACGCTTGGTAGGAGTACCAAGGCGATAGAAAGAAACACGCTCGCCGTTAACGACACGGGTGTTCAAATAAATGGCATGACCTTCATTGCGGAGGTCATTGATAGTTGCAGAAGGGTTAGAAACACCAAAAAGGCTCTGCATACGAGCAGCAGTTAGGGTGTTGCGGTCGCTGTCCTTAGACAGATAGTTAAAGACTTTTTCTTTAGTCGTCATTACAAAGTTCTCCAAAATTAGTCGCATTTATTACAAAGTTTTGAGAGGCGACTGTTCTCTCAAAGAGATGTCAGTATATAATAAACTGAGTTAATTGTCAAGCGTTATTAGGCAATTGATATTTCTTTTGCCAGTTCTTTCCGACGCATAAAACGGTAAAGATTTGCATCCGTTGAACCCATTTTTTTATTTTCATTTTTATGACAAACCATACAATTTTCAACAGTTGTTTTACCGCCGTCTGAATGAGCTACAATATGACCGCCAACGGCATCTTTGATACTCAAGTTTTTACCTGTAATCCAACATTTATAATTTTGTTTACGCAAAATCTGCTCTACAATTTGAGAAGAAAAAACACGATTTGAGTCTAGAAATATGATACCACAATTATTGATATTCATTTCTTCAAGCAACCATTTTATAGACTGTTCACACCTTGTTTGATCGTCATGTACAGTTAAATATTGACGAAAACATTCACAAACAAGACGAAGACCTTTATTATCTTTATGTGTATCAGTTCGTAAATTTTTTTCATTTTTTCCAACAAAATGATCCATAGAATTTCTGATTTTAATATATAAATTATTCCAATCTTCAACTTTAAAACCATTTCGGCCAAAAGTTCTAATTAAATATGTATAAAAACGAGAAACAACAGTAAATTCTTGTGTGCTAAAAAGTTGTCTAGATTTGGATTTTTTTGCTTTAACATAATTTAACATAAAATCTAAACCTTCAATTACCATATTTTGGTTTCTTTTTGCTTCATTTGGATTGTTCACCCAATTACCATTCTCTTTATCACCCAGTTCAATAAAACAAGCTTCTGTCTCTTTGTTTGAACATGTCATCCAATTTTTATCTTTTGGTGTTTTTGTCAATACAGTAAGTAACCGTGTAACAAATTCATCATCTCGCAATCTAGTTGAAGGTGAGTTAAACCAATATTGTTTTCTTTTTTCGGAAGACAAATCACGATATTCAAACAAAGGATGATACTTATTATTCTGTCCTCGAATGGGCCTTGAAATTTCACGAATAAATTTTGCTACCAAATTATCTTCATATGAATTAAGCATTTCTTGCCAATTAACATCGGTACTAATATTCGTCCGTCGGAAAATTTCACCCGCTTGCTCATCTGTCATCGTTTTATCATAAATTGTAAATCTAATTTTATAGTGAATCAAGTAGTCTTTCACCTCAACTGGTAAATCTTTATAATACATATTACCGATTTTAAAAACTTGATCTTCAACATAACAAATTGTATTTTTATGAGTTTTAAATTTACCTTTTATATAATCACGAATAGTTCGTTTTCTATGACCTCCATCAATTGATCTAAATTTATGAAAGCCAACTCCTATTTCTCTTAACTTTAATTCACCAATATCATAGCCACGAAATAAAGTATCTAAAATGCCTTGTCGTTTACTCATTGATTCAATATCAGGTCTTTGGCCTACGGGATCACAGTCAATCAATTCATTAGATGTTGGATTTAACATATGACAAAAAGTATCAACGTTAACTTCTTTAGTATACCAACTTACATGAGCACTCATAAAAATCTCCTAAAAAGGAAAATAAAAACCTAAAAAATTTAGGCGGAAAAACTGATTAAAACGGAATCTCTTCATCCGTTTTTGCCGGCGTTTCAGATACCGGCGGAGTCAGAATTTGTTCAACAGTAGCACCAGAATCTACCTTGGTATACAGGTCAAGAAAAGATGCCTTAGTATCATCATCAAAGCGGTTCAAGCACATACGAATTGCCTTCATCTTGTCATTAAAGATGCCAAAGGTTTCAACAATGTGTACCAAACGGCGTGTAGAAATCACTTCATCACAACCGCCATCAGCAAAAGTCTTGCGAATAACATCAGCCCAAGTAACGAGCTTGTCAGCAAAATCTTCATCATCACAACCAACTGAAGCAAGTTCCTTACGAACAATCTTACGTTCAGTGACAACCGGAGGCCATTCTTGTTCCATCGTATTGCGAAAACGCTCAAGAAATGCTTCGTTCAAAACATTGGTGAACATATAACGACCATCATCAGAGCCTTTGCCCTTAGTATTAGCAGTAGCAAATACCGTAAAACCGAGCGCAGGCACAATCAGTTCGCCTTTCTTTTTCAACATAAACGGCTTGCCTTCAAGTACACGCTGCAAGCAAGAAAGATTTTGAGCACCGTAATCAATTTCATCAATGCAGAGCACAGCGCCTTGTCTAGCGGCAGTGGTCACAGGACCATCACGCCATTCCATGTTACCGTTAATCAGCACATAGTTACCAAGCAAATCACTTTCATCAGTTTCAGGTGTCATTGAAACGCAAACAAACTTACGCTTTGCACGAGCACAAGCTTGCTCGACACTCATGGTTTTGCCGTTACCAGAATGACCAGAAATAAAAACAGGAAAGAAACGATTACTTTGTACAATTGACAAAACATCATCAAAGTTACCAAATGCTACATAATTTTTGTAGTTCTTAGGCACAAGATCAGTTTCTTCCAGGTCGGTCGAAACATTTTGAATTCGATTTTCAGACTTTTCTACAGGTTTAATCATTGGCAATATTTGAGCGGTCATTTGAATTGCCGGAGTACCAGCAACTGGCACTTTGTACAATCCACGACCAACACGATTTGTTTCTTCTTTAGTAAACCACGGAACACCAGAGATACCAAGTTCTGAGCAAATCTTCTTAATTTCACGCCGAGTCACAATTGGCCGCTGAAGGGCAACCAGAGCATCAATAAAATTTTGGCGGGTTTCAGCACGGGTAGGCATAATCAATCCTTATCAATAATACACACATTATATAACACAACAGAAACATTGTCAAGTCTCTGTTGCATAAAAACAACATCAGGCGGCAATGCCCTGAATGAATCTGGAGACCAGAACACGATTAATAGAACGCTTTTTATTATACTTCATAAAGGCATTTTTCAACTTTGAAGCAGTCATTTTGCCTTCGATTTCGATTTCTTCATTCTCAGTAGTTAGCTCTTCACCGCCAGCAATGATAAAGAAATCATGGTAACCACGGGTCTTGCAAGCAACAAACTTTTCAGTCTTAAACTGTTTTACAATCTTACTTAATTTTTCATCAAGAGCATTTGCTTCATTAAAGGCATTAGCTCTACGAGCAGCATAATGCTTAGTAACATAATGTTCACCATCTTCAAACACATATCGATTAGCAATCGAACTTTTAGTTTGGCGACCACTAGAAGTCAGAAAGAAACCAAAAACTTTAGAGTTCGTGGTCTGTTTAA